CCTTATCCTCCATAACCTCGTTGAACGGTCTGCTAGTGCCTACGCTTCTATACGCATGCAAAAGGAGATCTGAGATTACTTCATTGGAAAAAGCAAAAATGAAAAGAACAGGGTCGGTAAACCCCCCTCCTAGACTTAATCTCGACAGACAGAGACTCCGGCATCTAGGAAGTGACGCCCACATCAAACCGGAAAAAGTGTGGGTCATAGATAATTAGACTACCCTGCATTGATCGTGTCCCAGTCATAGACTGGAGGGACAGACACGAATAGGCCGAGGCTGTAGTCTTCGCCTGCGGCTCTTAAAATGATAGGTTGAGTAGCTTGTTGGAAATAATAAGCAACCCCAAGAAAGTTTGGAGCAGTTGAATTATCCACATAACGTTGCGTAACGGTAGCAGCAGATGACGTTGTCATCATGTCAGCCACAGCAGACGCAAATTGTTTGTTATAATAAGGAAAATCAACCTCCGCACCTCCATTAGAAGATGGCTTAAAGAACGCCATCGTGGGGTTACACCCGCTGGAGAACGCGGTGTCAGTCCACCAGGCACCTTGATCTACATAGGCACCAGTTCCCAACCCTCTCAAACAAACCATTTGGGCTTGGACAGGAGTTGATGAGGTATCGATGAACTTAAACCTCACAGAACCACGAGCAAGAGCATAACACGAGGTCAGAAGTGAAAACAAATCAGCCTTCATGTCTCCCTTCACACGTGGTCCACTAGTGCCAGGAGTATCCACACAGACCATCCAAGGAGCAAAATTCAAACTCCTATTTGAAGCAGATGGTACTAGCGCGGTATTCTTGACACAAGGAACAAAGCGTTTAATTATCGATCGAAACGATAAAATTCGCTCTCCCATACAAGCCCGAGCAGTGGCAGTTCCAACATCTCCCTGTGAGATCCCAAGGTCAGTGGAGACAATCTCACAGACATTCTTTCTACCTGCTTGAGGTTGATATTGAGCGCAAACTTGTGCATAAACATCACAAGGTGCCGCCCATTCAAAATCATCATGGGCACAAACCTCAGTCAGGATAGTAATTGAACTAGAGACACTGGCTGGAGCAGTTAACTCATTGAGTACATCCACATAGAAATAACCCGAGATATTATTCGAACCGCTTGTTGCCTTATACTGAGACAAAGTAGCAAAAGGAATCACGAAAGTGAACTCATTCCCTTCCCTCACATCGATAATCATACGATGCAAATACGTTGTGTCAGCCATAGTCGGAACAGTCACCCCTCCCATAATTTCATCATAAGGAAGGAATGATACAAGCAAACGACCAGAATGAAACTCGGTCTTCACCAACTTGAACTTCACCTTGATGGATCCCCTCCAATATTTGAAGAAGGAACTCACAAAAGCGAGAGGAGTCAAGTGGTAAATAGTATCAGTACCCTGAGTTGTGGTTGAGAAGAACAGCTTTGGCGAAACTTGCCAAGACAACAACCTTGATGCCGTAGCATCAACAGTCTTCCACGTATAAGTGGAATACCAGGCTGAAGTGGAGGCTATATAAAGCAAATTCATCTCATCCAATGTAGATCCAGCAAAACCTGGAACATCTTCCAATTCATTACGATCTGTATACCCTAACTTGATGCCATTATCAGCAACATCAACGTTGGTAAAACGATGCATAACCGCGTGCTGCATAAAGCTGGCGTGCTCACTATTGTGCGGGCGACTCCAACCAAAAATACTTGCAACGCGAGCAGCAGCATCAGCGGCCCAAGCAACAGGGCCAGCTACAGAACTTAGGACTGGAATAGCTGCCAACTGCTTACCGACAGTGGCAACTTTGGTCAAGCCAGCTTCGACTGGACCCATATTTTGGGATCTCTGCTCCATATCGGCGACATTCTTACGCCTCACTCGGCTCTTGACCCGCATAGAAGACTGCGGATGAATCGGAAGTGCAAGTTCAACACCTTCCCAGTGAGCAAATATTGAGTATGAGGCATAATTAGTACCACTAGGAGACACCAATGGAGAATAAGGAACTAACTTTATAACTCCATTCGTTCCCGCCTTCAATGTCGAGTGAGTTGCCGGAGCCAAATAGGCCCAGGCTTGCACCGTGATATGGGGCACAATCAAAGTAGCCTCAGTGTCACAGGCAAGGTCAATCTCGACATGGGGAACTTGTGTCATCTGACACAAAGTGGCACTATGCATCCTCTGGAAGAGGTCGCCATTGATCGCACCCCCTGTTGGAATCCAAGCAAGTATATATCTACCTTGCTGGAATTTATTAGCGTTAATCTGCACGCTAATATGTAGAGTACCTCGAAAGGCACCCAAACCATCAAGCTTCGCTTTCCACGGAGCTTGAGCCAACAGAGAGTGTGGAATATCAGTACTATAAACGGGCGTAGTAAAGATATCTGTAGAGGACAATAAACCACTAGCGATCATCAGTGGTTTAGCCAAGAATGAGGCGATATCATCACCCGCCCCAGTCCTAGCAGTAGCCAAATACTTAGGATCAATTGGCTTATACGAGTCTGGCGTCCCTACAACTACAGTCGACTCATTTGCACTGTAAGTTGTACCGGAGGTCACTCCGGACTGGGCGTTGTCAGTCACAACTACCTTAAGACGGTTTTCTGACCCTAAACCGGGGGTCTCCATGTCGGTGACATGCGTATCATTAGTTGGATGTTCAGCAGCTCTATTCCACGCAACTAAGCTGAGCCAAGCATGGTCGCGTTCCGTGGGGTCCTGGACATACCCTGGGCTGCAGGGGGGCCGTCCTGGCAGTAAGGCTAAAAAGCCCAGCCCGTAATTCTCCAAAGCGCCGAAAACCCGATTGAGGGACCACGGATTTTTCTCGAATTTCGTCGTAATCAGTGAAGAACCTTTCGTTTCCCCAGAATCCGGTCTCTCGGGAGAGAACAGACCTAAGGAGAACTGCATAACTCGTAACTTCTGGGTGTGAAATTCCAATCGTTCCTTCAATGGCGGACAAAATCCTCCTTTTCCAGTACTCAAAAACTTCAGGACCATGAAGAGTTAACTCGCAAAGAACATTGCGAACTGCCTCCTCAGTATCACCCAGAACATTGGCTCCACTCCGATTCCAATTAAGGATATCGAGAATAGCATCCAAATCAAGGGGGGCAACATATCGACCAAGATTCCGAGCAAAACGGAACCTTCTCTTCAGGAAAGTAACTTCTTCCAAAGATCGCAATTGATGACCAAAATTGGTCAACTCCTTATCTTCAGGAGTGTAAACTTCTCCATAACTACGCATCACCCTTTGCAGATTAGCCTCATTGAAAATTTCGGCGTATTCTGCTCGAACGGCAAAAACGTTGTCATCACCCATTGCTATCAAATATGCACACTTATTGAACGAGTGCGCATCCATTCGTATTGGATTGATCAAATCTATCCAACACAAACGGAACAGCATATGGTTATAGAGACAGTTCACCAATGCGGTCAAAGGATGACCTGAAGGCATGGACGAAGGCCAGGCCACCAAGTGTCCCTTAACAACATGGCGGGAATTCACCAGCTCATACCAAAGAATTTCACGAACTCGAGTGGCTTTGGGATCTTCATACCCATACCAATCCTCGATGATCTTCAAAATCTCCCACATAATCGCAGGTTTATGTTTCTGATCAAATCCTTGATAATCACCAGCTCCAACATTTTTCATGGGTCCAAACTGCAACAAACGTCGAGCAACCAAATCCCAGTCGCTCGAATACTCATTGATGCCTATAGCAATTCCATTCAAGATGCGATTTCTCACAATCCATTTCTGGAAGGCACCAAAATACTGTCTGGAAACAATCAAAAGCGGGGTTGGCGAACCAGAGAACATCCTGGTCTTTCCAGACGCAACTTTTGCCAACGATCTCCGTTCATCCTTCAAAGAATCGGTGAACACATGTGTCATCCGAATACCATTCTCAGCGTTTCGAATGACTGTAGCGCACTCCTCCTTGAGCTTTTCGCACTCTGGATTATCCAAATTATAATCATCACCAGTGCCAAAAAATCGGCACTTGGAAGTAATTCCAGGCATGACATTATAAGGAAAACCAGCGGATTTAACGCGGGGAACAGAGGCAAACTCCGATCCTGGACCATCTCCAAGAACACCTTCTTCAAAAGAGTAAACAGTCTTGTCCACCGGGTGCGGAGAACAATTCATCAACATATCAAATAGTGATGAACGTGCAGCTTCCAACTTAGCAGGAGGGATCATAACATCCGGAGTGCAATATGAAGACAATGCAATATCCAGAGGATCAATCTTTTCTCCTGCAGGAGTCTTGAAGGGCAACAAACGAGCTGGAGCCCTCTTAACTTCCGTCACTTTCCCATACAGTGGCGACCGCATGATAACGGATCTGCCCTGTCGGGATGGCGTCCTCATCTCAGGATTAATTCTTCCAAGATTTATCAAATTGGGGAATTCTTCCTCTGGAGGATCCAAGGGAATATTGAGCTGATCAATTTCTTGATACTCACTCCCTGGACCGGAAATCAATTTCTCCACAAATTCTTGTGTTAAAACTGCACTAACACCCATCTTTCCACTCTCATAACCAGCAACATGCATCCCGATGATCACGGAATGAGTTGCTTTATCATCAACAAAGAGAGGGGATCCACAATCACCAGAAGTCGTTCGAGCAGTGTATTCATAGGTATCAGTAACATCATAGTTACAATACTGCGAATTGCCCACCGTCAAGGGAATACCTTTACGGCGAGCTTCTGCAGCATGAAACTCAGTCACATGAGGACCAGGAACACACAATCCCACGCGAACCGTTTTATAGAGGTCTTGTTGCTTCTCAGGGACAAAAAACTTGACTATATCTCGAACAGGTTGGAAGCGCTTAGGCAATGTCACAGCCACAATATCTCGCTTCTCACCTTCATCATCATGTTTCATCCCATCACACAACTCACCAACAGTAAGCATGAAATAAGGATCGGGAATCCCAACGCGTTTCAAAATGACAACATCACTCTCAGAGAGATCTTTATCTTCAATCTCCTGAAGAATTGAGTCGCCAAAATGATATGGCATCAGAACAACCCGGCCCTTGACTCCGAGACAAGAACCGATCTGATGGTACATGATCGTATCTCCCTTCTCTCTTTCAGAAACGGGGACAGGAATGTGGATCGTGAACAAATTGTTCTTCAAAACCATCTGCATGATCGCAGTCATATTTTCATTTGCTCGCAAGATGCCTTCTGGCTTGGCTATGGACGATTTGGCAACCTTTATCACACGTTTGCCAACTCGACCACGCCTAATCCGAGAGTGTCTCTCATCAGATTGAGTCTCTGCACTTTCCGTCTTTGGGAAAAACATCCCTACAAGAGAGATAATCCCCTTGACGGCAGCAGCCACTCCCATTGTACTGAGGGCACCAACAAACATGACATATGGAGTAGGACGACCAGAAAGGTTGAGAGCTGTGGTGGATCCCCTGCTGATTTCATATAGATAACCAGCACAGGATTTCCACATCTCCCAAATTCGCGAGAAATATGGCGGGGCGGAAGGAGTAATGGACAAAACTTTTTCTCGAATGCTCTTGTATTCCTGCATCCGAGTTTCACTCTTGACTACTCGATGACTTTCTGCATACACAGAGGCAATACGAATGAGATAATCCATCGTACGCTCCATGCCCACTCTGTCAACACGGAAATCTCTAAAAGAACCCTCTGCTAACACAGCATCAAGAACATCATCGATCAACAAAACTGCTTGGCCAACAAGAGCTTCCCTTCTTATCAGGAAAGAACGAACTAGGAAAAGCGCAGAGTTATAATTCTCAGCACTTTCCTCCCTAAGAAGGGTCAGCAAAGCTCGATGTTGTTCATCAAACTCCCAAGTAGCTTCTTCACCTCTCGTCCTCATAGGTGATGACGAACGAGACCTCCTATTCATTTGAGGTTCGTACTGATCCATCATACCACCATGCATACGAGAAATGTGGTCGAGAGCAAATGCAATGAGAGATAACTTTGTATTCTCATTCCACAATATCAAATCACGAATAGCCAGATTTACCCAGTCATCTCCACTGAATAAAATCCCTTGAGTTTGGTCCAACCATTCCTCAACAAGGACTTGCATACTGGTGTATCCTCCTGGCAAATAATCTCGATTCCCAAAAAGGGAAATCATTTGCACAAGGATTCGATAATTATGGCCCTGATGTCTCTTGATCTCATTGATCTCAATGAAGCTTGAGGCTTCTTCGGTGCGCATGAACTGCAACCACCAATTTCTTTCGGCCTCAATCAACATTGGAAGATCAAACCAGCGCCGATCATACTCATCATAAAACGAACGGTCGTCGCCAGCCATCAGAGGCAAAGAACTCCTGGTGTTTCGTCCCGACTGAGGAACCAACTGGTCCACTTCTTCCATATCCAAGGCATCGTGGAACTCCATCAAAATTTCCTCATCAACTTCGTCTCCATGGAACTCTCTACGTTTTCTTTCGAGGGTTTCATCGAGCTGGAAACGATACATCTCTCCTTCACGCTTCTTTCTCATGAAAGTACCATGAAGTTGGGAAATCATCTCATCAAAGGTCAAGACGCTCCCAACATCTTCAAAGTGTGGGTTCTTGGTTGCCCTACCCATCAGTTTTTGGGGATGAAACTCGAGACAATCCATAGTCAAACGAGTATCCCCAATCCAAGAAGGATCATGGGCATCTTCTGTGGTATACCGTGGCAACTTTTCCCTATCAATCCGGCGTGCCCAACGAGAAGCAGTAGGATCAACTGCATACTCAGCCTTCACTGTGACATCATACGTACAATCAAGACGACGCATGAAAGCACCAATATCATTGATGCTTTCCAAATGAATCTCTTTTGAATTAGATGTCGCCATAATCCAGTTAGACCGGAAATTCGTTACACCTTTGGATTCAATTGCTGCACAGTGAAGTTGGGCCTCAAAAATGTTCGCACATCGAATCAAATTCATGGCCTCGTTGTCGGGTTCACCTACAACATCTCGGGCTTGTAAAATATCATCAAAGAACACAATATCGTGTCCCATATTATAGCCATCCCAATACTTATTTTCAGCCTGACGATTATAAATCGCAGTACTTGGTTGCTCTTTGTATCGAACAAACCTTTCCTTCTCTAAAGTAATCGCAGAAACAGCATGGGCGATATGTTGTAGGGCCATCGATTTCCCAACACCAGGAGGTCCTCTTAAGAACAGAACCACAGGTTCCTGACGAATGCCAGAAAACTTGAAATTGGAGGCTAGTAATGTCTTCCTAACCTTCTTCAACTCCTGAAGAATGCCAGTTATTTTCAAACGCAAACCAGCATAAGTTGGGTATGATGGAACCTTCAGATTGATAGCATCTCCAACTTCAATACAACGATTGACTCGATCAACAGAAGATTGGAGATTATAAAGCGTCTTGTTTTCAAACTCAGTCAGAATAGCATCCGCCTCCTTAATAAAATCATCAATGAAAGCAAAGCCAGAACTGACGAAGAATGGTCTCCCATTCATCCAAGAATCAATTCCTTCAAAAATAAAGTTCACAACTTTGGTCATTCCTCCAACAATCGTCTGGAAGGAAGCAGTTGCTCTACCTAAGTCGGTCATGATCCTCACGAACTTTTTCGGATGGAAGATCTCAGTGCCATGATCATAACACATATACATATTGATCAAACCACACAACATTTCAGATGTGTCCGTACTGAACGTCCACATCTGTGGCTCTGGTCCTTCATCTGCAGACCTGAACCATTTCATGAGGGAAGAATTTGAGAACAAATTGCTCAACGATGTTCGCGAAATGAGGAACCCACCAATCATCACAGAAACAAATATCCGTTCTTGGTGAGTCTTTGGCTTCATAACGCAAACAACACTTATTATCAGAACAATGACGAGAAGATCTGTCAACCGACTAGCATAACTAGTCAACTTATCGCCAAGTTCTTGGCCAATATCATGACGAACCTGAATGCCTTCCCGCAACCCCGCAATATTCTCATTAAACTCACGGAGTTGTGGCAAGATCTCATTACTCAGATTCTCATTGAACGCTTCAGCAGTATCTGCCAGCGCATTGACCTGGGGGGGAATCATAAGCTTGAATGGATTGAACATCTGTGGCTCAACCTGGGCCTGTAGCAATGATAGCGGAACAGGAGAGCCCTCAGACACATTCGTAGCTTTGCGCATCTGAGGAGTATACCATTGTTGCCTCGATTCCTTTCGACTGCGGGCCTGCGCAATCTTACGATCTTGTTTCTTATGAATAATATCAAGAGCGAGTTTCCTCCGAGCATGCTCGTCTTCAATGTCTGATAGACGAGCTTCAGTCTCAATCTTCTCGCGCCATTTCGTCTCAGGCATGCGATGAAGAGGGCGCCTCGGTGAAACAGAGACAGCCCGATTATTATTCTTCGGAATTGGGTCCAAGCGATCAGATTGATGCAATACATTATCTGATATAGTCCGCTTTCGGCCGGACCCTGATGGTTTATTAACGTCCACCAACGTATATTCAGTCCAAAACGACTCAGTATTCTTCACGGGGGGGGGAAAAGAAGTCATGCTGCATACAGCCAACCTAAACCGTCGGAACACATTGTGTCGCATTATGGGGATTCCGCAATACCCACAGCTAGCAATGCTACCTAAGGAATAGTCTACACAAGATTCCTGGCAAGAAATAATCACTTTCATCAGTGCACATTTATACAAGTTTCTCGGAAGAGAGTCTGGATTAAAAGACTCATGCCGTTCTACTCAGTTGATACAGAGACCAAAAGCTGAGCTTCCGATTAACAGGAACTAGACAGAGTACGTCATATCTAGCCAGCACCTTCAAGCGCCTTGTGTCGCTCCGAAAACAAACAAATCACAAATAAGTCCAAAATATTAAACGGTTAGTGGTATGGTTGGGGGTGCAACTCAATGCAAGCGACAAAAGAGGTTAGGACAAAATAGGGGGTTAGCGAATCTGCTGCAATGCCCAGTCGCTTCAGACGGGTACACGCTATATGTCATACAGTTGCTGGCAACGGATCACGGTACCAGTACTTATACACAAAATAACGCAACCTCTGTCACACAGACAACTATATAAAAACGAGCAG